CAACGTATATCATTGCGGCAACTGTGGCAACGATTATATCTTAAAATAAAAATCATGAATCTCAATATCACACCGACAGACAAGATATCCGAGGAACTGGCCGCCATAGATGCCTTCCTGAATATCACAATGAGCGAAGACGTACAAGAAGCTGTCCTACGTGGAAACGACCTTGCCGTCTATATCGCCCGAACCGGGAAGCTGTTAGCGGACGCAAAATATCACCTGAACGTGAAAAAGAAATCGGAAGTATTCGACACATTACGGGAAACCGCTTCACGGGCCGGAGCGACCTCAAAGGCCGTAAACGCTATCATCGACAGCCTGTGCAAGGATGAGCAATACCTAGTCGACTGGTGTGATAGATTGAACCGGACTGCGACCCACCAATTGGAATGGTGTCGCACGATAATTAGCAAGGCGAAAGCTGAAATGGCCTTAGCGCCTCAGAGTTATAACAATCCTAAATTTTAAAAGAGCATGGAAGAATTAGTAAAAGAGCAACCCGTGTACGAGATCCAAAAAGTGAAGATCAAAAACAACCAGCTCACGGCGGAGTATACGGAAAAGTTCGTGGAAGCGAACTACAAGAACAACATCCTAAAGGAATCGGAGCAGTTTATCCACCCCGATCTACTGTACGCGTTGAACCGGCTTAAGCCACACGTAGTGAAAATCTGTGAGATGCACGAGGCTACATTGGTCAATGTCGCCAATCCCTCCGACGATGACTTGAACGAGAAGCTAAAGAATATCATCGTCACCGGATACAGCAAAGGCGGTAATGATGAATCAGCCGGCGTATCAATCCAAGCGCAAAAACTCCTGAAGAGCGGGCAGGTCCTTAACCTCTCCGTCCCATTCACCAAATACGAGGACGAGTCTGGCGACGGGTACCTTTACGGAGCCGAGTTGAAAGAGGCCATCGGTAGATGTAGCTACGAGGTGGACGCTTATCTGTTCGAAGGCAAATATGGCATCAAGCAAGAATCCTTCGATTTCGATACCCCGGAGGAATCGGATATCACGGGCGAGAAGGAAGAGAAGCCTAAGAAACGGGGACGGAAGAAAAAAGAGCAGATCAAGGAGATCGCCGAGGAGGTGAAAGCCTTCGACGAGTTCGCCTAACTAATAATAAAAACAACCGTTATGCAAATCACTTTACAAAACACGGAAAAGGGACAATGTTATGCGGTAAGGTTTGACAGGTACCGCCAGCAGGTCGTTGACAAGCTAAAGACAGCCGTCAGCGTCCGCTGGTGGGACAAGTCTACCGGAGCGTGGATGATCCCGGCCAACAATAAGTGCAAGGCGGAGCTAGACCAGCTCACCTATTACGTGAGGCACTTCGAACCCGTCAACTGGGGAGGAAACGAGTCTAAGACCGACGAGGACATAGCCTATCAAATACCGGACATGCCCGAGTTGGACGAGGATCATGGCCTAAAGATACAACCTTACCCCTATCAACTGCAAGGAATCGCACGAGGCTTACAACTAAAACGGTTTATCAATGGGGACGACATGGGCCTCGGCAAGACATTAGAGAGCATCGCTACCATCAACAAAGCTGATGCTTTCCCCTGTCTCGTTATCTGCCCCAATACGGTCAAGATCAACTGGCAACGTGAATGGCACAAGTTCACGGACAAGAAAGCCATGGTATTGACCGATTCGGTACGAACCTCATGGCCATTCTTCTGGCAAACGGGCATGAACCATGTGTTCATCGTGAACTACGAGAGCCTACGGAAGTATTTCGTACGCCGAATCAACAAATCGGAGAAATGGACGCTGAAAGACGTAGAGTTCCATAATACGATCAAGTTGTTCAAGAGCGTGATCATTGACGAATCCCATAAGGTAAAATCAACGGCTACCCAGCAAAGCAAGTTTTGCAAGGGTATCACCGCCGGGAAAGAGTGGATCATCCTGTTGACCGGTACCCCTGTCGTAAACAAGCCCAACGACCTTATATGCCAACTCGCTATCATGGACCGGATGAACGATCTCGGAGGCTGGAAATATTTCACGAGCCGCTATTGCTCCGGGCCGCACGGGGCCTCGAACTTGAAAGAGCTCAATTTCATGCTCTGGAAGCATTGTTTCTTCCGGAGGGAAAAATCCAAGGTACTGACTCAATTACCCGACAAGGTACGGCAGATCGTGACCTGCGAGATCACCAACCGCAAGGAATACCAAGACGCCGAGCGTGACTTGGTGGATTATCTGAGACGATACAAGGAGGCCGACGATGAGAAGGTACAAAAATCGCTGAAAGGCGAGGTCATGGTACGAATAGGCATATTAAAGGACATAACGGCCCGGGGTAAGTTGAGAGAGGTGATCGATTTCGTGAAGGATTTTCGGGAGAACGGAAAGAAGATCATCCTCTTCTGCAACCTGCATGAGATCGTAGACCGGCTCCTACAGGCGTTTCCCTCGGCGGTGTGTGTCACCGGACGGCAGGATATGCAACAAAAACAAGCGTCTATAGACGCTTTCCAACGGAATCCCAAGACGGACGTCATCATCTGCTCCATCAAGGCCGCGGCGGCGGGTATCACGTTGACAGCGTCAAGCAATGTCGCTTTTATCGAGCTACCGTGGACATACGCAGATTGCGACCAAGCCGAGAGCCGGGCGCATCGTATCGGCCAAAAGGACTCCGTGAATTGCTATTACCTGCTTGGCCGCAAGACCATCGACCAGAAACTCTACAGGATCATCGAGGAGAAAAAGCATATAAGCAACGCCGTGCTTGGAGCGGAGGACAATATACAAACAAACATCGTCGATATGATGGCCCGGATATTCGACGAGACCGAGGAGGAGGAATAATCATGGCAGAGGAATACATAGGGATCAACCGCTTGAAAGAACGGGAGGACGCTAATAAATATCCACGAAGGAAATGCGTAAGATGTATCCGTTATCCATGCTTCTCCGGACAAGGAATAGGTACGCACGCCATTAATCTCGCCGCTTATGGATGTAAGGATTATAAAAGTCAAACAAGATTAAAGAATATGTCGCACAATGTAAACAAAGGAGGTTCAGATGCTTAAAATATCATTGTTAATAATCGGAATGATCTCGCTAATATTCATTCTCACGTCTGGAATATCGATCCAGTTCAAGCCATTCCATATATCCCTAGCTTATCCATACTTTGGAACAGGGATGGTATTGATAGCCATTGGTTTCGCCTTGTGCTTCGGCTCGGCTTACTATCATGGAATATCAAATCATGAATATAAAGATGGTTACAGCAAAGGATTCAACGCTGGTATTGAATACATTATCGATTGGGCTAAGAATAAAAAAGAAGGCTAAAGATAACATTTTTATAGCGAGAGATAAAGACTAACAAAGAGAATAAATAAAAAGGCAGCGCCTCACAGCGCCACCCCATTACAGCATGCAACAAATATATCAAATAAAGACAACTATGGCAAGTGAGGCATTGAATAAATATATTGAGAAACGTTACGACAGGTGGCTGGATTACGCAAATTACTGTTGCAAAATATCAGGGCTTTCTAGCGAAGGACAAGATGTTCTAAATGAGGTGCTAGCCGGGATATGTGAAAATCTATCTGATAAAATCGAACGCATGATGGAGAAAAAATCAGGGGCCTACACGGAGCTTGACTGGTATATCATGCGTTCGATCAGATTAAACGCCACATCCGACACAGCTCCCTACCGGCATAAATACAAGCCTATCCCGGTAGACGAGAATATTGATTGGCGTAGATTAAACATTATTGATGAACCCGATGATACAATTGACCGTACCGAGTATATCCGTGAACGTATGCAAGATATCCGGGATATGGTCGACCTGTTAGGGTTGTCCGAAAAAGCCAAACGGATCTTCGCTTGGAAATTCTTCGCCGGAGAGTCTTTCGCCGACTGGCCGGGGCCGGAAAGCCGGAAGGAATTGTATGAGACCTATAAAAGTGTTTTCAATGCGGTGATGGATAAGAAGGATGGGAGGTTGCTGTTTTGATATTCGAGACCTCTAACATTCCTACAATACAAGAACAATCGTAGCACGAAAGAGGGTTCTCAGCTCCTGCCATACGGTTTGCCACGTGTTTGCGTTAGTAGAAAGGTTAGAGGTTTTACTAACG